ATGCATGAGATGTTCGGCGGCCAGGCCCAGGCCCAACGCCAGACGACACTCGGTCAATTTGCCGGACTCAAGAATGCGATAAGCGATTTACAGGAAGAGATTGGGAAGATGCTGGCTGGGAGTGCTGGTCAATTATTGAACTGGCTGATTGAGCTGACGAATAAACTTACAGCCTTTCTGTCCTCTATCAGCCCGCAGGTTCAGCAGGCAATCGTTTTTGTCGGCGGTCTTATCGCCGGGTTATCTGGTTTATTGGCCGGCATCGGCGGCATACTGGCTTTCAAGGGAGCCTTTATTGCCTTTTTTGGAACTATCTTTTCCTGGATTGGCGCGACGGTTGCCATCATCGGCGTCGTTATCGCAGCCATCGTCGGCATTGCGACCAATTTTCTTGGAGTCCGGGATGCGCTTATCGCTTCTTGGAATGCAATCGTTCCTGTTTTTAAAGCAATCGGCGATTTTGTAATGATCGTTTTGCCGAATTCGATATTTTCTCTAGGTGGTTTAATAAGCGGGTTCTTCACGGAACTTTTTTCTAAATCGCATAATCTCAGTAACGATCTTAGTACCGTCATCGCTTTTCTATTCGATAAAATGATCGGCGTTGTTAACTGGATTGTCGAGAAAGTTTCAATGTTTATACCGGATTCCTGGAAGACGGCAATGTCTAATATTGTCTCAACGGGAAGGACGGCGCTCGATCAAATAAGAGAGGCGTTTGGAAAAGTGGGATCTAATTTTACATTGATGATAGGCGGAGTAAAAACTTCTTTCCAGGAAGCTATGGATGGAATGAAGGGACTCGCAATACAAACTGATTCTGATATAAAAGAAATGGAAGAAAAGCATTTGACGCTTTATCAACAATGGACGAATATTCGATTGGCTGCTGGGCAGGAAGAGGCACGTAGTCGGACACAGACATTCGAGAAGATGTATGAATCCTTAAGTTTGGCCCAGGAAAGTTGGGGCGATATAGCGAAGAATATAAGTAGTCAAGTTTTTACTCAATTCGGCAATGGTATCGCTGATATGATTATGAAGGGAAAACGTTTTTCTGATGTTATGAAAGAAATATGGAAAGATTTAGCGAGAGCTATTATAGCTGAAATTGTAAAAATGATAGCTAAATGGCTTGTATTTTTGGCATTAAAAGCAGCAACTGGAGGAGGAGCGGGATTATTTTTTCAGCATGGAGGAATTATTTCGGAACCCACTCTTTTAGTTGGCATGAGATCGGGAGCGAGAGGAATTGCGGGGGAAGCCGGTCCTGAAGTTATCCAGCCTATTGGCCAAGGCGGTCTTCGTCCTTTTAGTCCAGGTGGAACCGGTGGGCTATCGCCCGCTTTTGCCGGAGCTGATGATAGCCAGGTAAACGTAACAGTTAATATTACTGGTCAATTCATTGAGGGCAATGAAAGCAAATGGCAGGAATTGATCCGCCAACGGATCGTTCCTGAGATTCGACGATTCACCATGACTTCGCCTATCGGCCCATTTACCAGACGACGGGGAGCGACCGCATGAGCCAGTTCAATACCGTCCAATGGAATACATCGCTCTGGAATAATGGCTTAGCTCTCGATAATACGATTCCTGCCAATTTTAAAATCTATTCAAACGACACATCAATTCTTCTTAAGTGGGCCGATTTTCCGAACTCGAATTATTATCAGATTCAGGTTTCTCTTAATCCGGATATGTCGGCTCCGTTCGTTGATACAAGTTCGACGATAACGGAATATTCATTTACCGATAGCCAAACAAACGATAAGAAACGATATTGGCGTGTACGGGCATCTGTTGATAGCGGTTCATCTTATGCGGAACCGTGGAGTGAAATAGGTTCCTATTGGCTCAATACGTCAGGGGCCCAAGACGTGACTCTGGCTCGTGATCAATGGGCCTTATTCGATCCAGATTCAATTACAGATATTAGTCTCATGGAACTTTTCCCTCCCTATTCAATCATGCCCGAGCATCTCTATCATTTCAGGGAAAGGAATCGATTGGGAGATATGCTATCTGAATATGTCATTTTGAAATCAAAAATAACTCTTAATTTTTCTGGCCGCCATTGGATCGACTGGAAGCAATTTACGGAACTTCGTCGATTTAACGAAGAGATCAAAACATTTTTTCTCGCCACCTACAAAGATGGGAATCAGGGAAAACCGATGCCTCATATTTGGAAAGTTCAATATGAGACAAATCCTGCATTAACAATGTTGGCTCCGGGACGAGAAGAATTGACTCAGGGCACTTTAGTTTTTATCGAAACTTAGAATTAAAAAAAACCGGCGAATACCGGGGAGGATTTTATGGCTTCATTTCCATCTAGTGTACCGACAACTCTTGGCCTTCTAACGTCGGTCAATAATTTAGCGACGACTCTGAACGGGGCGGTTACGGATTCGACGACCGCAATCACCGTCGCTTCGACATCAAGTTTTCCGTCGAGCGGTGATTTTACCGCTGAATCCGAGGTCATCACTTATACGGGTAAGAACGCCACGCAGTTCACAGGATGTTCGCGTGGGGCGGATGGAACTTCGGCGGCGGCCCACAATTCGGGTGTGGCGGCCAGTCATTTCCAGAATGCCCGGTATCACAATATCCTCAAAGAAGAAATCATCGCCATAGCGCAGAATTTAAGTGACCGGATTGGTCTTGGTGCAACTCAATTATTAGGTGTCAATGGAACGGTTACAAATCCGACATATTCGTTTGCCAATTCGACGGGCCTGGGTTGGTATCGCGTTGGTTCTAATAGCGTTGGGTTGTCTGTTAATGGGGCCTATGCGTTGAGTGTCGATAGCTCAAAAAGGCTTCTCATGGGAAGTTCCTCGGCTCGGCAAGTAGGTAGTTATACGGCGGCGACCCAACAATTACAAATCGAGGGAACAAACGCCTCGACCAGTTCTGTTGCCATTATTGCAAACAGTGCAAGTGGCTCCGGGGGGACATTATCGTTTGCCAAAACACGTGCAACGGCTATTGGCGGAACGACTATTGTTCAATCTGGGGATGATCTTGGCTATATCGAATGGGCCGGATCAGATGGAACGTCTCTTCAATCGGCGGCGGTTATCATGGGCGAAGTTGATACGACACCGGGAGCCGGAGATATGCCAGGTCGCCTCAGTTTTTTAACGACCCCGGATGGCAGCACGACCCCGGCAGAACGAGTTCGAATAAATTCGAAAGGGCAAACGAATTTCTATAGCGGAACTGTTACAAATCCAGGAATTGGATGGTTAAGCGATGTAAATACAGGTTTGTATTTGGCCGCTGTTTCAAATCCCGCCATGAGCGTAAATGGAGTTATAAATACCCAATGGAATACGACTGGTTTTGGAATTAAAGACGGGACTGTAACTAATCCAGGATTATTTTGGAATTCGGACGGTGACACAGGATTCTATCGTGGCGGTAGCGGGGTCATGGTTGCAAGCCATAATGCCGTAGCGGGAGTTAGTTTTTCATCCACTGAATTTAAACCCAATGCGACCGATGGGGCAATGACGTGTGGAACCGCCACAAGACGCTGGTCAGATGTTCGTACGGTTTTAATAAATGGTTCCGACTATGGATTCGAAAACGGATACACGCTTCGAGAATGGCCGTGTTCTTTTGACGATGTTAAAACAAAATCGCGCGAATGGATGCACCTAAATGCAAACAAAGGAATTCAGCTCTTGAACGATGCGGGCGAACTTGTCTGCGTGTTTAGTCGCGATGGAACGATTTATAGTAAAGGGGTTAAACCGCTTAATGAACTGGCAGCATAACCGAATATTCATTTTATTCAGTGAATAAATATGGTATCCGCCGCTTTTCAAACCGAGATGGACCGGAAACTGGATTCTCATCCGGTTATCAAAGTCGAGCATATCTCAAAAACATCCGTAACGACGGATATTTCCTCTTACTTCTTAAGCGGGGCTAATCTTCAAAGTGTGAAAGAACGGGCTCCAGATGAAATCCAGGCTGGTTCTTTTGATGTGGTTCTCGCCAATCATGACGATAAATTCAGTGAATATGTAGCCACTTCCCTTTTTTATAATACCGATTATCATGGGTCTAAAATTAGACTCAGTCTTGGTTTTGTTCTCCCCGACGGAACGACGGAATATTCGACGCAAGGTATTGGATTCATCGATCAGCTTCTAACAGATGGCGTTAATTCACAGGTGACGTTACGATGCCGCGATCTTATGTGGCGACTTATGGATCAATTGCTTCACGTCCGGCCTGCCGATGAAATCCCTGCTTTCAATTCAGTCAATGTCGGGAACGGTATCATTTCTGTTATCAGTACAAAACCCTTTACAACAACGACGCAGGATTGGACGCTTGCCTGTACGCTCGGCGGCGCAGATGGGGTTGCTACTTTTTCTGTTACAGGTTCCGTATCGGGGGCTCAAGGAACGGCCACGAGCGGAACTGAATTCACGGCGAATAATGGGATGATCAAATTCGAGATCTCCGGCGGGGCGACAAATTGGGCCTTGAATGATGAAATCACATTCTCGACGAATCAATATCCACAATGGGATGCTGTGAATTTGGGTGAAATCATTTGGTCTATTCTTACTGGTTACAATTGGGGCACGGATACCCAGGAAACATGGTCTGGCCTTGTCTTTGATTTCGATAGCACACAATCCGATGCCAATACGGACCTGGATTATAATGAATTTGTGACGGCGATTGATAATATCGACACAATAGGGCTTTTCGATTTGACTGGCTATATTCCATATAATACGCAGGCTAACGAATTTCTTCAAAACCTATTGGTTCTTGTTGTCGGATCTCTTTATGTTGGAAACGATGGGCGGATTAAATTCTCAACCTATATCCCCCAATTTGGCGCGATAACCACAGAATTTACTGACGCGAAAAAAATAACCAGCCTTTCTTATAACCGTTCGATTGATGAAGTTTTAAACTCGGTCGCCGTCGAATACCTGGCCACCGAGACCTGGCCGTGGTCGAATGCCAGCCTTGTCTTAGACGGAATATTTATAAAAAAGAATGCGACCTCGATTACGAATTACAAAGAACTCGGCGTTGATTTCCAGATTCCATGGTATACATCGAACGGTCTGCATGTCCAAGATTTCGCAGACAAACTCGTTACAAGATATGGAGATCCTCCTCTGAATATCAAATTTATGACCGGGATGGATGCTCTTGAAACAGAGATCGGGGATCGCGTTTTATTGACGGACACGAAGATGGGCGTCACTGAAATGCCCGGCGAGGTTTCACTCGTCGGACGAAGTTTAGGACAATCGCCGAGGGCTATTCAAATAGGATTGAGACGTGATTCTAATACGGATCAACAATTCGGATTCATCGGCAGCGAAGCAAATGAAGGCGATGGACTTAGTCCGCAATCGGATGATTACGATACGGCCACGGATGATGATAAGGCCTTCGCCTATTTTGGCAGCGCAGCTACAACGGAACCAGATTATAGGATGTTTTAAATTGTGGCATATACAGATTTAACTACTGCGTTTGTCTATAAAGATCCCATCTTCTCACCGAAGCTGGATGCTCTCGGTGAGAATGATGATTATTTAAAAGACAATGGATGGGAAACCGGAACGAAAACCGCGTTCTTTCAAGCCTCGGCTCCTGTTGGCTGGACAAAAGATACGACGGCTGCGCTCGACGGAAAAATTCTCCGCGTTGTTTCTGGTTCAGGCGGATCGACAGGCGGATCTCAGGATATCGCAACAGCTATTACGCTGTTACATGGTAATTCAATTACTTCTAGTGGAACACATACTCATACATATGAACATAGCCATGGGCAAGATACTGATACGGTAACAGATGCATCTCTTCACGATGCTTTGCCAGCCAATACATCCGAATCTTTGGGAAATATCGGGAATAGACCGACGGGCTCTGGTTCAACATCGCTGTATAAAATGAGGGCTGGAACGGATACGTCCGGCGGAACATCGGGGTCCGGCGGAGATCATAATCATGGAGGATCATTAGCAAATGCCCTGACAGATATTTCCCTAAAATATGTCGATGTCATTGTTTGTACGAAAGATACCTCCTCTGGCTATACGGATCAAACTTCCGTTTTCAGCCATAATAAAAAAACGGATTTTGATGAATTTGATCTCTATCTCTCCGAGAATGATGAATATAATTATGATCGACTGACTCCATCAGGATCAATTGCACTTTTCGGCCAGGAAAATGCACCGACGGGTTGGACAAAACTAACGACACAAAACGATGCGGCCTTGCGGGTGGAAACGGGAACCGGTGGCGGGACAGGCGGAAGCGCTGGATTCAGTCAAACGATAACTCTTCAACATACGCACACAATTTCAGCAGATGGATCACATACGCATACGGCAAATCACGATCATGTCCCTAGATCCTTGTTCGAGACAGGCGGAGTAGCTTTAGATGGAAGAAGATATGTCATAGATGGATCAAATCACTATCAGAGATATGATGGTTCAGCAGCAACAGCTAGTGAATTAAGATGGCCAACCCAGACTACAAATGTCGATATTGTGACTCCGGGAACCCATACACATACAATCGGGAATGCATTGACTGATGTGACTTTGGCTTACTTTGATGTGATTCAATGCTCAAAAGATTTAACGGGCGCTTCCTCATCTTATACGGATTTAACTTCCGAATTCGCCTATAAAAAATTGGTTTCCAAACAACGGTTGAACAAGCTCGGGGCCAACGACGATTACATCAAATATCACATTATTCCTTCGACATCAGTTTCTTTTTTCTATCAAGCAGCGGCCCCGCTGACATGGACGAAATTAACGACCCAGGATGATAAAGGATTACGCGTCGTTAGCGGATCAACGGGAGGAACAGCGGGCGGATCACAGGCAATCAGTTCGGCGATTACATTGTCCCATACGCATACAATTTCATCCGAAGGACATACTCATTCAATTGATGCGCATACGCATTCAGTAACTTCTGATTCGTCTGACACAGCAGGAGTAGCCGAAAGTGAATGGATTGGGACATCAAATGGACTTGATTTAATTACATTCGCTCGTGCCGGATCTTTCAGCCGAGACTTAATGCGAGTTGGATACAATAATAGTTTGGCCAATGAATCGAACCAAACCGTAGCTCATGATCATGGAGCAGCCAGCGGAAGCTCATTATCTAATGTCACGTTGGCCTACGCTGATATCGTTATGTGCTCTAAGAATGCTTAAAAATAAATATGCAGGATACAAGCGAACGTCTAGAAATGGTTTGTCCCCTGAATGGGAAAATATGTATCGCCGGTCGGCGCGCTGATTTTCCGACGGATAAACTGGGAAATCTTCTACAGTGTCGATTTTGGGTGCATCTCTATGGCAAAGATCCGCAATCAGAGAAAACGCTAGACCAGTGGGATTGTGCGATTTCATGGATTCCGGTACTTCAAACGGAAGTCGCGCAGATGGAACGTCATACAACGGCCAGCGTTGATAAGTTGGCCAATATCATGAATGAGGCCAAGGGCTCAATCGATAGACTTACGGGGACGGCTCGTTATATGATGGGAATCATCCATGATCGCGACGAGAAGGAACGAAAATTCTTGACTGAATTTGAAACCATCGGTCCAGTAAAACAAAGACCGATTGAAATAAAGAGGGAGGAAACAAATGAAGACGATAAAAGGGCTGAATGACAAGGTGCGCGTGCTTCTGTTGCCGAATGAAGATCCGACGAAGATGGAGATACCTACTTATCGATCGATATTCACAAACT